AAGTGGCCAAAGAAGCTGTGATCAGCGGCGATGCCCTGATCCTGCCGGAGCTGCCACTTCGTCAGCGGCACGGTCAGCCCACCGATGCCGCCCTGGTAGCGGATGGCATCGCCATGGTGGAAGCGCAGCAGCCGGCCGAGGACCTCGACATAGAGGATGTTGCCGTCGCTGATGCGCCATTCAAGGCGCTCCTCATGCCGGAAATGCCGGCGCAGGCTTTGATACATCAGCCACTCGTAGCTGGTGGCGTGGGCGTTGTCCGCCTGCATCTTCGGCGTGGTCCGGCCGTGGTTGCCGTAGCTGCAGGGAACCACGATCCGCTCAAAGCCGCCGTGCTCCAGCAGGTGATCGATGCCGGCCACGATGGCGCGCTCGCACTCAATGATCTGCTGGGTGGGCGATAGCTCCTGCAGCTGGGCCTGCTCCGGGTGGAGCCAGTTGTCGATCAGATCGCCGCCGAGCCACAGCACCATCTGCCGAACGTCGCAGCTGCTCCGCACCATGCGGATCACCTTCAGGGCGTTCACGAACAGGGCCGCGGCGCGCCGGTGGAACTCCTCCACGTCGTAGCTGTTGAGGTCGTTCACCGTTTCCGGCCGGACCACAGCGCCGCAGTGCCAGTCCGAGCACAGCAGGATCGGCACCGACTCCGAGCGCACACCAGGCTGGTGATCGGCCAGGGGCTCCGGCTGATCGATCTCCCGAATGTCCAGGGCCGTGGCCAGCGAATCCATGGTGCTGGCCAGCTCCGCCAGTGCCCGATCCCGATCACGCTCAGCCGTGCGGGCCACCTCGCGCGCCTTGCGCAGCTCCAGCTGCAGCGCCAGCAGTTCGGCGCTGGTGTCCGACCGCTTGCCGCTGGGGCACATCCCCGGCAGGCAGTAGGGGCGCCGGTTGCCGCCGGGCTGCTCCACCCACTCGATAGCGCTTTCGCCTACCCAGGCCCGGCAGTTGCGGAGCCGGCGGCATTGGTAGGTGCGCTCGTTGATCATGAGAACAGCCAGGCCCACCCGGACGCGGGCCCCTCGGCCAGCCAGCGCGGGTTGAAGTTGCGGTAGGAGTAGTGCTGGCCCTTGCCGCTGGTGCCGCCCTTGGCCTCGAAGCCGCCGCGCACCAGGTCGCAGGAGCCGTAGGGGTCGTTCACGATCCAGCCGCCGTGGGGGGTGAAGCCGTAGCAGGCCAGCCAGTGGCCTCCGCCGCTGGGCGCGCCCACCGGGCCATGGTGGTAGTAACCCAGGGCAGCCGGCAGGCGGCTGCGGATCTCGGCCTGGAGTTGCGAGGCTGAGCAGCTGGTGACGAAGCGAGCCTTCACCCCGAGTTCCCGCAGCGCCGCCTGGTGCGCCGCCTGGCTGGTGGTGTCGCCGTGGCGGCGGACCACCTTGAGATAGTCGAGGTCGTCGCGGATGTTGCCCACGCCTAGGTAGGCCAGGCACATGGCAATCGAACTGGTCTGGCACTGGCGCCAGCCGTTCGGGCCGTTGTCGAGCTGCGAGAAATAGGGGAACCCCGTGAGCGGGTTGGATGGCCTGGCCGCTGGAGCAGGCACCACCGCCGCCGCCGGGCTGCCCTTGGCGCGCCAGTCAGCGGTGAAGCTCTCGCGCTGCTCAGCCGTCAGCGCCGCATCAAGGGCCGAGAAGGCGGCGAGCTGGTGAGGCAGCAGCTGGCCACGCTTCGCCACCTCCTCGGCAGCGGCGCGGACGGTGGCGAGGGTGGGGGCGGTCATGGGTCAGAGCACAGAGATCAGGGAGACAGCCACATCGACCAGCCCGCCAGAGCGCGGCGTCTCCTGCGGCGCCTCGGCGTAGCGCCAGGCGTGAGTGGCTGGCACCACATCGGTCTGACTGGCGTGGGTGCGCCACAGGGCCGAGGGGATCGTGAAGGGCTGGTGTTGCTTCTGGCCCAGGTAGTGGTCCCGAATCTGCGTGGCCTCGGCGGTGGTAAGCGCCACGAACTCGAGCGACAGCGGCACATCCACCGCCGCCGTGCCGTGCAGGAAGCGGGTCTGGTCAGCGTTGGGGAAGTCGGCCGCGCCGATGACGTGGGATCCCAGCCCGTAGGAGCGGTTCAGCGGCTCGATGGCAGGAAAGGCGGCCATCAGTTCTGCCAGGTCACGGTAGAAGCGCTCACCTCGAAGGTCTGCGCGGTTCGGGTCACATCGCTGCCGAAATCCACGCAAGCGATTAGCGGATCTGCGCTGGCGGTGCCGGTGGAGATGTAATAGACCAGCCGCCGCGCCGTGCCGGTGAAGCCGCTCCAGGTGGCGGCCGGCAGGGTCAGCGTCACCCGGTCGTTGGTGGTGTCAACGGCCGAGACCACCGGGGTGATCGTGACCCCGCCTGCGGTGTACCCAGTCGCCGTGATCTCGTTGGTTACGTCGTCGCGGCGGTCGTGGTCCTTGTTCTCCGTGTAGCTGTTGGTCGTGAGCATGGCCTTCACCGTGGCCGTGTCCATGTCGATGTCGCCCTTCAGCAGGTCACGGAAGAAGGAGGTATAGAGGACGGATGCCACGGGTCAGGCTCGACAGTCTGAGCACAGGCTAGACAGGGGCGCCGGGGGTCAGTGCTGCGGCTAGCGGATCGCTGTAGGCCGCTGCCGGTGCGGTGAAATTGGCAGTTCGCTCGGCGCGCTTTAATACGCGCAACTCATCAATGTAACCATTAAATCCGGCGTTAAAGTATGAACCGTTAAAGAAAAATGCGCCGATTACGTCAATCCTAAAACTGCCTGTCCAGTTAGTATTAGTGCTGCCAACTTGTGTACCATTGACAAACATCCGCGTCGAGCTGCCGGAGCGGCAGATACAGACGTGCTGCCATGCGTTTGCCGTAATTCCGGCAGCAGTCGCAGAAAAAACCTGCGTGCCGTTGAGGTAAAAGCTCAGCCGCCCACTGCCACCTTCATTCAGTCGGAATATCTGAGTGTTGGAATCCGATGAGCTTGATGCCGCTGTCATGTCAACGGAGCTTAACGGATAAAGCTGGGCCTCGATTGTAAAATCTCCAGTCAGCTGTAGCGAAGTTTGCGGCGTAAATCGGATGTAGCTGCTCAGGTTGGCAAACAGCCCAGACGATCCGCCAAACTTGCTTTGAGCCGTGCTGATCTTGGCATTAACAACGGCGGATGTAATCAGCTTGTAGCCGCTGGAATCGGTAAATGTCGTGCTGTCATTGGCGCCAGCAAAATGCAGTTGCAGCGACATTTCGGGATCTGCAGCCGGCGCAAAGGCAGCGCCGCCGATGATCGTGGTAGGGCTTCCGGTCGCCAGGCTTGGTGTTGGCGCAAACGCACCGCCGCCGATGGTTGGCAGCATTGACCCAGCTGCCAGCGCCGGCTGCTGCACGAACGCCACGCCCGGCGCGCGGAAGATGGCGCGCGGCTCGCTGCGGAACTCGCAGGCCACGTCGAACACATCAGTGTGCTGGTCCACCACCTGCGGCAGGCCGGCGTAGAGCCATTGGTGGCCCGCTGGCGTGTAGCTCGATGGGATGGTGGTGGTGGTGAAGGCGAACGAATCGAAGCCGCTGCGCTGGCCGCGGTAGTGGCTCAGCAGCTGCAGGAACTGGGCCTCGGTGATCGCCGGGAACGTGAGCGACAGCCGCCGGCCGATCTCAGCGCTGCCCTGCCGCACGGTGCTGACCCCACCGCTGAGCGCTGGCACGTCGGTGCCGCCCCAGGCGCCGGGCGTCAGCGGCCGGGAGGCGGGGACCAGGGCGGGGAAGTCGGCCATTAGCTGGTGCGGGTCCAGGAAACGATCTGGATGAACTGCGGCGTGGGGCCGGCGGTGATGGTCCACGCGGCTTGTATCCAGGCGTAAGCAGAAAAACCAGTCGCCGCAGATTGGTCAAACCCGAAGCCCACAGGGGCGTCGCTGGTGGCGCTGGTTTGAGTTGACTTCAGCGACGCGGCGATAACAACTTGCGCTGCCTGACCGGAAACTGATCCAGCGTAAACAAAGCCGCCGCACAGTTGCACATACGGGACTGAAACAGTTGTGTAATTGCGAGTGAAGGTAAGATCCGCGTCGCCAACTGCGCCACCGCCGCCACCGCCGCTGGAGTAGGAGAATCCGCCGCCAGTGACGCGGAAGACGACCTGAGCCGATTGCCAGCCGTTAGGCACCGGGGTAAATGTTCTGGTCTCACCCGCAGGGGCCTCCCTGAACTTCCTGTTGACCGGCTCGAGGTAGTTATTCGGAACGCTGCCGCCGACTGGCACTTCAGGCAGATCGCCCGGCAGTCCTCCGCCTGTTGCTGGCGGTCCCCCGGGGTTGGTTGGTGCCTCCCTCTCGTCGGGCTCCTTATCCGGCACGGGGGATTCGTCAAAGCCGCCGCCAGGGATGCTGCCGCCGCCGCCGCCAGGGATGCTGCCGCCGCCGCCGTCGGTGATGCCGCTGCCGCCAGAGCTGAACGGCGTGCCGCTGGTGCTGCTGGCTGGCACGCTGGTGTTGGTCGAGCGGCCAGCCACATCGCAGGCGCCGATCGCCGGGAACGGCAGCAGCGCCCCGGGCGCCGTGGCGCCTGCCACCAGCAAGGCCAGCAGGCTGCGGCCATCGGCACCAACAGGGAAATGTGACAGCTGCAGACTTTCGACGCCATCGCGCGACTGCGCGACCGCCTCAATGACGTACCACTCACTCAGAAGCGCATCGGGCTCTCGGCCGGTAATCAGGTTGAGCTTTACCTGCACCACGTCGCCCTCCACCATTAGGCCGGTCTGCATGCCGGGGCGGAGCTGGACCACACCGGTGTGTGTGGACAGATAACGGCGACCGTGCATGTAGGCGCCGACCCGCGCGGCGTGGATCTCAGTGGCGCAGAAGCCGGAGAGATCGTGCTGCTCTGCCGGGCCTGCGCGGTCGAGACCCACCTTTAAGCTGCGCACGATCGGCATGTCAGTTTCTGACTGCTGCCGCCAGAGCATGGTGAGCTTGGGGGCCAAGCGCGTCCCGGCGTCGCTCCATTCCTGAGAGAACGACTCGGGAACGATTACATCTTCGCCCAGCTCCCAGACTGGCGTAATTGCGTTGGTATCGATCGTGCCATCTGGGTTGGTGGGCAGCAGTGGCCTGAGGCCGAACTTGCCGCCGATCTTCGTTTCACGCAGCAGGAAGTAGGGCAGGATCCCGAGCAGCCAGTCGCCAATGTTGGCTGATTCGGTGAACTCGCCATTGCACAGCAGCCCATTCACATCCACGAACCGGGCCGCTGCGACGAGGCTATCCATGTCAATCATGCCGGCCGGCACCCTGCTTGATCGTTGCCAGGCCCACAGCACCAGATCGGCGATGTTGTCGCTGGGGCCGCTGGTGTTGTCCAGCAGCCGGGTCACGGTCAGGCCATCACGCGCAAACACGTTGCAACCGGTGCGCCAGTCATCGGTCCCGCCGGTGGTGGTGTTGCTGAATTCCAGGGTGGCCAGCCCTTTGTAGTCACCGCCGCCGCCGCAGGCGGTCGGGAAGGTCGGCACCTGATACCCGGCCTGGGCCGTCGCGGTGTTGCCGGGGCTCCAGGTGCCGGCCCGCTTGTCGAAGTTCTGGCTGAACGACCCGACCCTGCAGGCGCCGACCCGGAAGTCACGGGTTTGGATTGAACCCATCGGGCCGATGCCCAGCACGCAGTGGTAGCGCGCGGTCTGCTGGGTGCTGGTGTTGGAGAACGCAGCCTCTGTGGCCTTCGGGAACAGCAGCACGCCGCCGGCGTCGTTGCGCCGCCGGCAGAACACCACAGGGATAGGCTCACCGATCGCCATGGCCTGCTGCGCAGCGTTCAGCGGGGTCTGCGCTGCGGCGGCTTCGGCAGCAGCAGGAGGGGGCAGGCGGCCCGCCTCAGCCTCGGCGACGGGGGGCAGGGTGAAAACCGGCGCGGCACCGACGACTGGCGCACGGGCGGCAAACGTGGCGCTTCCGTAAATCTGCTCACGGGTGCGGGTGTCTGCGATAACCGGCCGGCGGGTTCCGTTGGGCTGAAAGTTTTCGTGCCAATAGCCAATCGGATCCCGCGCATACCTACTGAAGCGGTTTGGCTGATTTGGCACTACATACGCGGAGCCTGTCATAGCACGCAGGGCACCCCGATCAGGGAATCAGTGGCCGTTACCGGCGGGAACTGCGCACCGACCGGCGACAGCGCAGACCCCAGCTTCATCGTGATGTTGGTGGCCGTGGCGCTGGCGCCGATCACCTGACCAATGCACGAGCCGACCAGCACCTGCCCGGCCTGAGGCGACCCGGCGTCGAGCGCTTCATCGAACTGGTAGACCCGCAGGGTTGCGATCCAGGGGCCGGCCAGCGCCTGGCGCAGCAGCGACTGAATCGACGGCAGCCGGGGCAGGCTGATCGTGGCCTGATCGCCACCTGAGCCGCTGATGATGCCGGCCCAGTCCATCGGCTGGTAGTCCCAGGGCTGGCTCTCCCAGGTCACGGTCTGATCGATCCAGAACGACTGCCACCGCGCCACGGTGGCGATCTGCCCTGCATCCTGGAACTGCACGAACAGAGCTTGGCCGCGTGCTACTGCCATCACGCCCCCCGCATCGCCATGCGCCCTGCCGGGCTGCGCAGCTGGGCCATGATCCCGGAGGCTACGGCCTGCAGGCCCGCCTCAAAGTCGGCCAAGCTCACGGTGTCGGTGCCGTCGGCGAGATGGTAGACCGGACCGGTTTGGATGGGGATCGTGATGCCGGTGCCGCCGCCGGCTCCGGTCCGCGCGTGATCGATCACGGTTTCCCGGGGGTGCAGCATTGCCATGAAGCCGCCGCGGCCATCGAGGCCGCCGCTGCGTGGGGCGTCGCCGGTGTAGCCGCCGCCGGCGAAGCTGGGGACCTGAACGGTCGGGATTAGCGGCAGGTCTGGAGTCGGAAGGCTGTTGTATCCGGCGATGATTCGGTTCACCATTCCGGCGACGATGTTCACGCGATCAGCGATGAATTGCAGCACGTTGCGCATACTGTCTTTGATCACATTGACGACAGCGCTGAATGGCCGCGCCACTGCATCGCCTAGCTTGCCAAATACTGACACCGCGCCGTCGTAAGCCGCGCCGAGCATCTTACCTAGGTCGTTGAAGCGTTCGCCCAGCCAGCCCCACGCCGCAGCAATGCCGGCGCGAATGCTCTTGTTGATGCCATCGACGGCGTTGTAGACCGTGCTGCCAATTCCAGTCAGCGCATCACTGATGGACTCGCCCAGGCCAGCGAGCTGCTCGCCCATCCAGGCAAGAAACTTACCGATTGGCTCGCGGAAGGCGTAGACCATGGCGGCCACGGCGATCACAGCGAGCGTGACCCAGCCCACAGGACCAGAGAAGAACGCCACCATGGCAGGCACAAAAGTAGTGCCCATGAATGTCAGGAAGCCGGTGAAAGCTGTCGTAATCGTGGTCCATAGGCCGGCGCCGGCGAGCACGCCCAACGGCACGGCCAGGGCCGAGAGCGCAACGCCTAGGCCGGCAACCACTCCGATAACCACTCTGAACGGCTCAGGCAGCTTGCTGATCGCATCCACCACGGCAGTAACCCCATCCACGACCAGCTCGAGCGCCGGCAGCAGGGCCACGGTGATGCCAGCCGCCAGGCCGCCGACCTTGCCGCCCAGGGCTGCCAGCTTGTCGTTGTATTCGTCGGCCTTCTTGGCGAAGGCGGCGTTCATCTTGACGCTGAGCGATTCGATGGCGGCGCCGCCTTCGTTCAGCATCGGGATCATCTCGGCGCCGCTCTTGCCAAACAGCTGCATCGCAAGCGCTGTCTTCTCCACGCCATCCGGCATGGTCTTGAACTTGTTGGCGATCTCTAGCGTCACCTGGTCGGCGCTCTTTAGGTTGCCGGCGGCATCCTTGGCGCTGATGCCCAGGGCCTTGAGTGCATCGGCCGTAGGCCCCTTGCCAGTCTCGGCGGCTTCGTACATGCCCCTACTGAGCTTGCCGAGGCTCTTGGCCACCGCGTCGATGTCGGTGCCGCTGGTGGCCGCTGCCCTGTTGAACTTCGCCAGTGATTCAACGCTCACGCCCGTGCGCTGGCTGAGGTCGTTGAACTTGTCACCGGCCTCAATCGTCCTGCCCACCAACGCCGCCAGGCCGCCCACGGTGGCCACCGGCGCCAGGGCGCTCAGTGCACCACCCAGCGGGCCCATCTTGCTGGTCAGCGTCTGCGCGGCGCCCTCCACCTGCTTGAACTTGCCCTGCAGCGCTGTGACCTGCTCGGCGCCCGTGACGCGGGTGGCGATCCTGAGCAGCGCGTCCATGTTGGCGGCCATCAGCGCTTTGCCCCCTGGATCAGGATCTCGGCTTCGATCACCTGCACGTCTTCCACGACCTGACTCAGGTTGTCGATCTGGTACAGGCTACCCATGGCGAGCACGGCGGCATAGTCCAGCCCGGCGCGGCCATTCATGCCGATGCGCCACTGCGTCTGGCAGCGGATGAACAGGCGGACCGCCTCCCAGTTCTCCGGCCACACCTCGAAGTGTTCGGGCTCGGTCAGGGCTGGGTCCGTCCACTCCGGCGGCATCTCGATGCCCATGCCATCGGCAGCGGCTGCCAGCTTCTGAGGATCGTGATCAGGCGCCGCGCTCAGCCAATGCCGCGCGGCGCCTTGGAGTTTCCCCGTTTAGCTCCCTGCAGGCTTTCGGCCCAGGCGTTGCAGACCGCAATCGCAACGCCTTGGATCTGCAGCAGCTTTTCCATTGCTGATGGCGCGAAGCCCACGGGCTCGCCATCGTCATCCGTCACGCCAGACCAGTCCACAAGCACCTCGGCGGCCACGGCGCGAGAGTTGACGTGCTCTAGGTCCGGGTCGTCCTGGCCGATCTCCAGCAGCCGCTGACGCTTGGCCAGCTGCTGCGTGAGCTCTTCAATCCGATCCTGGCGCAGGAACGCGAAGTGAGCGGTGAAGCTGTAGCGGGTGCCGGCCAGTTCGCCGGACACGGGCCAGGGGTAGCTGCTGGCCGTTGAGAGCTTGAATCCCATGGGTAGGTGCAGTGGTGATGGTTCAGAGTCGCCAGCCTGATCAGGTCTGAGCGATAGACAGCTCCTGGTTGGAGGCCGAGGAGATCATGGTGAAGTCAAACTGGAATCCGACCTTGCCGCGGATGTCCACCAGGCCAACAGGCGCCAGCTGGATCTGGGGCAGGCTGGCGGTGGTGATGTTCCCGGCAGTGGTTCCCCACGGGAGCACCAGGGCGCCCACGGTGGAATTGGCCGCGTTGGTCAGCACGTCGAGCGATGCGATCGACGGGCGAGCGATCGTGATCGAACCGGTCACCGCTCGGTCGGTGTGATCAATGTGCGGCGTGCAGCCGCCGTGATCGAACAGCTCTGTTGTGTTGTTGATGCTGAGCTCAAACTCCTCGACGCAGATCGCCACGCCCGCCAGGGTCAGACTGCCGGCCGTTGCGCTGGCGCTGTTGAACGCCACCGCAGGGGCCTGGGTGGGGAAGGTCGGCGTAGGGTTGGCGAGCGTGCTGGGGGCGCGATACAGGCCCTTGTACGCGGCGGTTGCGGTGACAACCTCGCCAGCTTTGGCGCTGATCGTGATCGATTCGGCCCGAGCACCAGCGCAGGCGTAGCGAACGCCATCGAGGAAGAAGCCCACCGAATAGGTGGTGGCCGGAGGGGGCCAGGCCAAGCCGTAGGTGACGCTGGTAGATGTCACCACCGCCTTATTCATGCTGGCGGCCAGCAGGTGCTTATCGAGGCCGGCGGCGGTGCCGGCGGTGCCGGAGCCGGAGAACTCAAACGGCGCCTTAAAGCTCATCAGGCGGTTGACCATCACCGCAGGCGTGGGGGTGCCGGGGCGAGCGCTGAGCATGGAGCGCTTGGCTTGGCCAAAGTCTTGAATGGTCGGGGTGAACTGGCCCACCTGGACCACATCCGCCCCAACCATGGTCTCAAGCGTGCCGCTTACTGTCTCGGCTTTGATTTGCAATAGCTGGTCGCGGAAGGCCATCGGTCGTGTCCTCGGTGGGGTCGGGTTGGGGATCGGTGGGGCTGGTGGTCAGTTCCCGCCATTCGGTGTCGGCAGGATCCCGGTAGAACTCGCCGGGGCCTTCAGGGTGGGGAGGTGGCTGGGTCATTGGGCCGTCACGTCAGCCTCGAGAGTCTGATAACGCACAGAGTAGGAACAGCGGATGGCGCAGGCCTTTAGGTCTGAAACGTGCTCACGGCTGACCGACTGAATGTCGTCGCACAGGCCGCCCAGCCTCCGATCGCCCATCATCCTGGCGTGAACGGCGACATAGAACGGGTCCAGCAGCTGCCAGTTGGGCGGGTCATTGGGTGCCCGTGAGCGGATGACCGTCACCACCACCGGCAGGGTCGAGCTCAGCTTGCAGGTGGTGGCGATCTCGTCGGATGCCTGGCCCTCCTGATCCAGAGTTACCACCACGCCATCGGGGAAGCTGGCGACCCGGGCCGAGTCGAGGAACAGCTCCTGCACGTCGGCGATGCCATCGAGCCGCACGGCCAGGGCGTCCATGATTTGGCAGGGGATGCTCGTCACAGCCTCGGCTCCTCAGGAATCGCATCAGAGCGCCGCCGCCGGCCCAGGCCCAGCATCCGCCCAGCGGCTGGGATGGCGCCCTGGATGGGCGATGGCACGAATACGGCTAGCGCCACATTCCAGCGGGCATCACAGGCCGCCCATGGGTTGGGCGCCCGATACTCACAGACTCCGATGTAGGCGGCCACCAAGGCCAGTGCGGGCCAGTTCATAGCTTCCCCTTGCGAAGGCGATCCTCGTGGTCGTCGAGGGTGTTGCGGTGATGGGCCAGGATTTCAAGGATCTTGCCCTCAAAGGTGCCCAGGCCCTTTGAGATTGACCACAGGGCCTTGACGCCGGAGGCGGCAAGAGTTGCCGCAGCCAGCCCCACGCCCGATAGGGCAATCAGTTCAGCGACTCCCACGGGTATAGGCGTGGCGGATAAACTCAGCCTAGGAAGGCTGGGTTATCAGAACGCAGCGGCGATGGCGGCCACGTAAGCGGCAGCGGCTGATCTGAACGCAGCGGCTTGGGTCGAGTTGAGGCCGGTGGAATAAAGAGCACCAACCTGTATGGGGCTTGAGCAGAAAGTAAAGTTGCCGCCACTATTTCCGCGAAGAGTGAACCATGCAAGCTGCGTAGAAGTGAAACTAGGGCTTACGCTTGCTGTATTTGTTGTCGCTGCGCCGTCAACGTACAGCGTAGCGCTAGATGAAGATGTTCTGGCGCCAATTACACAAGAGGCCGCAGCGGTAGACGTTGAGAATGGAAATTGACCCCCACCGCTAGTGCCGCTTCTGAACGCTCGGCCTCCAATGCCGGTCCATTCGTCAAGGATTAACAAAGAAGGGTTTAAAAATGGACTATCACTAAACGCACCGCAAATAACCTTGTCGCCACTGCTGGTCGTAAAGTTGCCGTAAACGGCAATGGCGTGGCTTGTATTTGGAAGACTATTGCTAGCAATGTTTGAGTTAAGCCACTTAGATGTGTTTGACGCATCCCCTAGCCCTGTCTTGCGGTTGTAGTCGCCGCTGGTAAATCCGTTGTTTGTGGGGTTGGCTCCTTTCAGTGCCAGACCCGCCGCAGCCGCCAGGCTGCGTGGCCCACAAGGCAAGATGATCTGTGCTGCGTCTGCCCAGATGTTGCCAGCCTTCAGGGCCAGCACCAGCGTGTTGATGGCGTCCTTCGTTGCCGTCTCCAGTGCCTGCCCATCGGCCGCGTCGACTGCCGTGATGTAGCTCTGCGCGTCGGTGTCGTAGGTGACGGCTGCCCGCCGCCTAGGAACAATCAGCATCTTGTTACCTCCGATGTAGGGGCCACGCCTCCACTCACGACGAGAGCCCATTGACCCATCCGGCAGACAGGTCGAACGCATCACCGGCCTGGATCTGCTGGCGCAGTTCAGCGGCCCGCTCCAGGTTGGCGAA